GTTGCCGTTGTTGCTGCTCGAATTGCGCCTGCTGACGCTGCCATTGCAGTGCCTGTTGCTGCGCCTCCCAAGCTGCGGCTTCTCGGATGGCCTGATCCCTCTGCACCAGCTTCTGTCTGTACTCTACATCTGAGAGCGCAAACGGGTCTGGCGATTCAGGAACCTGCGGCCTTCCTTGCTGAGGAATTTTTGCCTCAAGTTCTTCAAGTCGTCTGCGGAGAGCTTCGGCTTCTCGTTCCTTTTCACGGAGCTTGAAAACCTTTTTCCCTACAGCATCGTTAAAGACCTTCTGCTGTTCCTCAGTAAACTCAACCTGTTTTTCGTGCGTTGAGTTCACACTATCCGTTGCTGATTCGGAATCAGGGTCTGGAGTTTCCTCCTGTTCGTCCTGATCTTCAGTTTCTAGCGGTTCATCCTGCTCGATTAAATAACCGCCATCGTCTGGCTGCAGCTCTTTGCTCATGATTGCCCCTTAAGGTCATTGCCACGAATAGGGTCGCGTACCCGTTAAAACGCCACGAATAAGGTCGTGTGCCTGTTTACAGTCTGTCACATTGTGACAAAAAATGTCAATAAGTGACTATTCTTGCTCTTGCTGCGGCATTAGCTGACGAAGTGCAGATAGACCAACAGCACCACCCATAACACCAGCCATCAGGTTAGCGGAGCCACGATTAGCCGGATTAAATTCAGCGTTTACTGAACGGATGTTTTTTGGATCAAGAGCCACAAATTGTGACTGCCTCCCACCAAGGTCATCCATATCCTGTATTTCTAAAAAGCCATATCCTTGGCGTTTTGCCTCATCTCGCAATACTTGCGCCCGTTTAAGGACAGGAATTTGAGAAACATCTAAACCCAAAATTTCGGCTAAATTGTTGGCATACCACCCGCCACTGCCGTCTTTTTGGTCGCTAACAACTAGGGCAGGCCCTCTGAGCCTCACAGGCATAACATTAGGATTGGCGTTAGACCATTCGCTAGGAAGCCTTTTTTGTGCATTTGTTGCATATATATCAGCAATACGCGGATTGTCGGTAAAATAATTGCCTCGCGAGCCGGACCGAAACTCGTCAATATCACTTGCCCCGCCATGATAAAACATACGCTCATCATATTCCTGCTCTTGCGCCCTCTGCATCCTTGCAGCCTGCGACATATCCAAGGCACCTTCAGCAGTCCTTACCCCAGCAGCACCCGGCACAAACGGCAGCATTCCCGCCAGCGTCAGACCGTAGTTTAAAGCTGTACGCTCTTCGGGATAATTGGCATACATTGCAGCGTCAGCACCCAGACCTGCTATATCACCAAGGACAGGGACGGTTGACAGGGGCAAAGCAACTCCACCCAGCACATCAGCTACCTGTTGGCCCATCGGCTTCGGCTGCGGACGTTGTGCAGCGTTCTGGATGGCTGTTTGTGCGCTTGCCATACCGGCAGGGGCAGGGCCACCTTGCATTAACGCTCTAAGTGCTGATTGAGCCATGACTACCTCACAAATGGATTCAAGGCACTGACTACCTTCAACTGGTTGTCGATCTGCTGGCCTTGGGTTGCGACTTGGTCTTTCTGAATTTTAGCTCCGGCTTCCTGCGCCTTGATCTGAGTGTTCATTCTCTGGGTTTCAGCGTTGAACGAATCAAGCTGGAGATTAGCCTGCTCTGTCTGGAGACCCATCTGGAGTTTCTGGGCTTCCAGTTGAATCCGAGCCATCTCAAGCTGGAGCTTCTGCATATCAACTTGAGCACGCATCTGATCTGCTTGAGCTTTCATCTGTTCGGCTTGAGCTAAAACCATTGCCGGGTCTTGAGCCTGACCTTGCATCTGCATCTTCTGCTGGAGTTCGGCCCTTTCCTCATCAGTCATCTGGGATTCAGGGATAATACCTTGTGCCAGCATCTGCGCCCGTCTACGTTCGGCAAGAGCGTCAGCAACAGGGGACACTACGTTGCGCAGCATCAGGTCACCACCGAGTTTAAGGATATCGGGATCAACCTGCGCCAAATCGATCATGGTTCTAAGGGTCTGTTCCTGACGATTCCTGAAGCTAGGACCAGCCTTGCATACAACGTCATACGTCCCAACAGAAAGGTCGTTTACCTTCACTACCTTGCCAGTCTGGTTATCAATGACTTCCTGATTGATCGGCTTCATTTCCATGGAACCGTCTTCGTACATCAACCTCATCTGACGCTGGTTGTCGTAAACTTTAGGGATCGTGGAGACCAGAATCTTCCCGGTATAACCAATGGCAATCTCGAGTGCTTGGAAATACTTATGAGTCCCGTTGTCGCCCTTGCTTTGCAATCTCTCGATAGCAACACCAGACTGCAATCCCGGGTTGTCGCCCATGTTGGAAGCGAACAAGCCAGCAGACATTCCAATAATTCCGCGCATTGCTTCAGAGATAGTCCGTAGTCCGGGGTTGATCTGAGCGCCACCCTGTTGCTGTGGTGGGCCGGGAAGTTGCGGGTCGATGTTGTAAAACTGTACCGGATCCGAATTAGTATTCAGAGTCTGAAGCTGTAGCTCATGTCCAGCAGCCTGCGCCATCGTCATCCAATACTTGGAGCGTGGAGCCAGTGCACCTTCCTCAATCTCACGAGAAAGTGAATAGTTCAGGACTCTCTGAGAATCCATGAGCTTTTCTACAGCGCCGTAGTAGATCGTTTTGTTCTCAAGTATCTTGAAGTTAGCGTAAACAGGAACAACAGGCAGATAGCAGAAAGCAGTATCACGGTCATCCTCAAGCCAATCGGAGGCATCAAACAACCTCGAACAGACTTTCTTGTACTTGCGTTCTCGTCTACGGACTTCGGTAACACCCATCGCCTCTAGCTCATCGGTGATGGTCTCGAAGTCATCGTTTACCTCATGCACCTGTCCGTTGCTCATCAAGACCAGTTCGCGCATTTCCTCTTCGATGTACAGCAGTTCACCGATAACCACGACCTCAGACTTGTCGTAATAGGCGTCACTCTCCCGATCATCCGATACACTCGACCCAGAACCTTCCGGCCAGCGAGCGTAGTATTCACTTGTAGCAATTGGGTGTAGGACGAAGCAGTATCTTGCGTCGCACTTGTCTTGCATCTGAGCAGACGGGTCAAACCACACCCTATCAATCGCATTGCCAATCGGTTCGATGAGCAGGTCTTGGTCAAAGGAGTTGTCATCAGCGAACTTCTGCACTACTCGCCATGCATCGAAGCCACACGTTACCGCACCACGACCAGCAGCAGAGTAGATCAGAGAAGCGTTGGATATCGTTTCAAGGTTGCGGATGATTGCGTCATAGACCTCGGCAATATCTTTCGTAGCTGCGCCACCAGCAGGGGAGACCTTTACATCGAAGTCGGCTTGTTCTAGCTCTCCGGCGATCTGGTCGACAATGGGAGAAGCCATGTCAAAGGTATAACGTGGCTTGTTGATGTTGTTGTTCCACCAGTACGGTTCCCACTGCCCATCCCGCTTGGAAACGAACAGGTGAGCCTCACGGGCCTTCTCCCGGTTATCATGGTCAGCCCATTGAGCAGCTTTGAGCATATTGATAACGTCATCGTGAGAGTCATACTTGTCGCTCTCGTCATAGATTTCGTCACCCATCTCGGACGCTTCTTTGCTGATGTAACTGTCGTCTTTCGAGTCCAGTTCTGTTCCGCTTTCGTACTCGGCCATTATCTTCCACCCCATCCGGCGAATTTGATTGTAGCCACATTGGAAATCGTGGCCTTGGGTGAGTACATCGACATCATCAGACTGTCACCCATGTTTGGAGACGGCAACTGGTACGGTTTCTTCGCCATCTCGATCTTGCTCATGATCTGTATCTTACCATTATTGTTACGTTTCAGGGGAATACGGCAGACTTCAGCCCTAAGCTGATCTAGGTTATCAATGTTTGAAGAGAGTGAAATCATCTCGTCTGGATTGATATATCTCTTCTGCTCCACTGCTCGCCATGTAGCCTCGAACCGTTCGCGTAGCTTCCACCAGTATTGCGCTCTCTTGTTGAAGAACGTATCACGATTCGTTTTATGCTGATCCTTGTCACTGGCGTAGATCGAGTCAGCATCATCGGGAGTCTCTGATCCTCGGAACATCCACCATTGAGTCTTAGTTCCAGTCAGTGCCTGCTCAACCTGACGCTTTAAACTGATGCCCATCCCGTCACAGTCCCACACAAACCAATCTGCTCCAGCCCTTCGTGATTCTTCCAGCGCCCAATCCATGCCAGCGTTAGAATCTCCTGTAGTTTTCTCTATGACCTGAAGAACAACCGAACCCCTGCGGATAGCCAGACCCTTCGTATCTCCACCCTCGTCGGAAGGATCGTGAGAAGCAATGATTGCGCCTTCAGGTTTAAAGCCCAGCTTTTCGTGAGCGTCAATAGCAGCATCGAACCACTCTACCGGAATGATCGAATCCTCGACCTCATCGTAATACTCACCCATCCAGATATGACGATAAAGAGCAGTTGACAGGTTGGTCTGGTCATAAGCCCGTTCCTGTTCTAGTACATCTGGGAAGAAAGGGTTGTCGTCGTAATTGACCCACAGGACAAGATGCAGGTCGTCTTCGTACATTTTGTCCCTTCTCAACTGCTTCTCCCACGGTTTAATGAATCGCTGGGAGAATACGTCGGACGAATGCCTTGGGTTACCAGTCATCCAGATTTCGGAATCTTCCGACCGGAGCGTAGGCGTTAGAGCCTTGAGAGAATCGAACGATATGGTCTGAGCTTCCTCCACCCAGAACCGTTTAAACCCGTGCATGGACTTGATGCCTTCCGGGTTTCTGGCGAGTCCTCGGAACTTGAAAGCATCCTGACCATTGTGCTGGATTGAACTTGCCTGAACCTTGAACCCTTGCAGGTCTAAGCGTTCGATCTCAGCAGACAAGAGAGCGTGAACAGAGTCATCCATGCTTACTTGGAACTCTCGGAAGCAAGCCGTCCTGATCCCCTTCGTCTGGGCATCCA